CTCCGCAAAATAGCGCAGCACCGTCGGCCCGTTGACGCTCAAGCTATAGCGCTGCTCATGGGTGACGATCTTGCCGGACAGCCTCAGTGCGTAGGTCAAAGATCGAATTCGGCAAAGAAGCTTTGCGTAGTTTGGCGCCTCCGATATCCCCTCAGCCCTGGAGATGTCCTCATCCAGGTGCCCGACATAGTACTGTATCAGCTCCCCGCGCTTGATGTTGCGCAGCCGCAGTATTGTTGGGCACTCCGGGAGGATAAGATGCTCCGGCTGATCGCGCGGCGTGATGGTGCGTGGGTTGAGGGGCTTCTTCTGGGTCATCAGATGGCATCTATGCAATCGCATTCGCATTCAGCGCAACAAGTGCAGTATTCCGGGTCTGGGTTATCATGGATGTCGCCCTGATACGGGCATCCATGCGGCTCCCGCTGCGCCTCCGGACCATGTTTGCAGTGTTTGATTTCCTTGTCCTCGGTCATCGCCTCACCCTTTCAAAGTGAAGATGTGGGGACCCTGTTCGCAGCAGAGTCCCCACTGGCGCGCTGATAATGATCCCCGGCGGCAACGCGGTGACATTACCGCCGGGGCGCCCCCGAAGGGGACTTTTCACGCTCGTACCGCAGACCCCGTTCGGAGCGGGGTAGATGCCCCGGAGGTTCGGATCGCGACCTCCGGGGACTTGAAGCGAACACCGGAGCGGCTGACGCGTAACAACGGCTCCAGCGTCGCTGACGAGTGCAAGCTATTTTGGCTTTCCACAGATAGCAAGTAGTCAGGAATATTTATTTCGTGCGGGGCAACGTCGTTGCAGAGCGGGCACGTCATGTCGAATTATCCGTCTGATCGGCCCAACCATTGTCGGCCGCGGCCCTAGCGAAATCATAAGTGCTTCTGGGTTTGGTAGCTTTTTTCGTCCCGAGAGCAAGACAGGACTTTTCCGCCCGTTCAATGATGCCGTGGAGCCTGGCAATATGCGGCTCACACTCCCACACCAGTTCCCTGTTAGATTCGTAGAACTCACAGCGCTCAAGGTGCGCACGCAGGGTGTTTATAAGGTCAAGGCCGGTGCTTCCCATCACTTCTCTCCCTCACATTTGATATTTGGTGGCAGCTACCCGCCCCATGGCTCGGAACAGTAAAGACCTCTTTCGGAGAGATGATGTTCATTGCCGGCACAAACATCATTCCCATGCTGGGAATCCTTTAGCAGAAAATAGAAAATTCCCTCGTTCCCACAAAGCCGAATAGTTACGCCATGCTCTTTGGTCAGAGCATTCAGGGCTTTGCAGAAGGCCTTTCCTTTTTCGGGTGTCATTGCTCTTCCCATCAACCTACTGAAATGTGATGTATCTCGGCTAGACGAAGGCGGACCAGCCGTCCGCGCGGTCATCCTTGAACCATCCCAGTTCCTCAAGACGAGAGGACTCTTCGGCGGTCAGCGGAAGCTCTGTCTGCGATACCCAGATTTGGTCACGCTCAGCACGCAGACAAAATTCGTGCTTTTCATGATTCCGGATGATTTGAAGACCTTCTATGAAGTTAGAAAGTTTCATTGCGTCCCTCCATCAACCTACTGATATCTCTACTCCGCTGCCGGTACCCGAGCTCTATGGCTCTACTCCGACCTTTCTGGGCGCCAGGGCCATTGTCCTGCTGGCTGGTGCGGATTCCATCAAACGACCGATTTGTCGGCTATCGCCGCACCATCTCTTCCGGCTCAAGGCCGAACCTCCGGCAGAGCTGGAATGAGTAAGTCGAACCCAGAGCGAACCGGTCGCTGACGATCCACCAGAATGGCACCTTTTCCCGGCTGCGCCCGCGCTTATGAAGGTTGCGGATGACGCGCTGCAAAAGCTCGTTATCGGGAATGTCGTTAACATCTGGCATGTTGTTGTGCCTCTACTGATCTCAATCCATTCGTGCTGCTCATCGAATAGGTCCATCGTCTAATCCGAGTCAATCAATATATTTTTTTTCTGGGGAGGGGGAAGGAGGGGGCGCACGCGATCGCACCACGTCAACCCATTGGCGCGCGCCAAAATGCGCGCATGGCCCAGGAACCACCGACCCCGGTCCTACCCATTCGCATAATGCGTTATATGGAACATTTGTTGTATGCCAGAGATCAATCAACAACTTAGATCAATCAATCAACCCGATATCATAGAAGCTATCAACAAATCGTCGCGCGGCGGGATCACAACGTTTCAAGATCTTGAAGAAAAGAAAGAGGGAATTCGATGGAGCAAGGACGTTGCCTCCCCCCTCCTTCCCTACTCCCGTAGGAACACACCTATCACCAAAGGCCAGGGAAGATCAGGAAGGAAGATCGTTTTAATAACCGGTTTTTCACCCACCCTTTGAAGTAACCCAACCAACCTCTCAGCTCGTGGGTTACCAACGTCGCCCGGAACCGCGCGCGTAGTAGCGCTATGCAAAATCGCCTTGTCAAGGTCACGGGTTTTCGGTCCGCTAACCCATTGATTCAATGACCTTCTCAGAGATGTTCCATAACTCTACCTCAAGTGCACTTGAAGTGTACCGATCAGTAACATCCATACCCCACCGTCGAATCAACCCACCGCCGGAATTCTTCAATGATTTCAAAGACCGTGTAACGTTTGTAACATTCGTTCGCGAACAATCGTTACACGCTTTTCAGACTGTAGAAATACTACGCTACCGATTTGTGCGTACTATTACCGATCTTTACGGTTCTTTCCGTGCCCTTAGGTACATGACTACTTACATGCGCACCGGGTGCGTGCTATGCTCTCTTCATCAGATCGGAGGTGCTCAGACAGATGGACCACGGCAGGGAACCCCACCAAGAAGAGCCAGGAGGCTCTGCGGTGCGGCTCCGAGGGCGGGGTGGCAACACCCCGGAGATTGTTGCGGCGGGCACTGCGGCCCTTGTGGAGCCGAATGGGAAGCTGTTCTTGGCGCTTCCACCGCAGTGCCTACCGCAGCAATCACGCTGCATCCCTTTGAAAGGGGGCTTCAATGCCACACATTCAGGACGCGATCGCTGGCCATTACACCAGCTACGCCGAATTCGAAGATGCTAACCAACATGTTCTGGACACCGGCAAGTACTGGTACCAGCGCCTGATGACGCACGCCGCCCAGGAGGCTCAAAGAGCCTTCACCGAGGCCTACGATCGCCGCTACTTCAACGACCTTTCCCACGTCTGAAGCTTCGCGAAGATGGGCCCTGCGGGGCCCATAACGCGGCGCTTTGCCGCTTGAAAGGAGACTGCTATGACTACAAGAGCCGTAGAGCACCACGCCTGCGGTGCTCATGCGCATGCACGTACTCATCTGCACGTGCATACGTGCGTCGCTTGCGGTCACGCCTGGTGGCATTCGAAAGATGCCAGCATCAATTGCCAGGCGTGCCATAACTGCCCCGAATGCGGGGACGAACAGTGGATCATCGACCAACGCTTTCGGTCGGAGGAGGCGGCGTAACCCTAGCGCTCTGGGCACCCATGCGGTGCCCTTTGCAGTGGGGTCATCCCACTAGGAGCGCCGTTTGCTCCATACCGCTGACGGCGACAATCGGCGCTCCTTCCTCTTGAAAGGAGTGAATCAAATGAAAACCGGAAAACTGACTTCGCTCACTGCGTTAGCTCAAGAGCTTGAGCGTCGCGCGGAAGCGAAAAAGGACATGATCGCGGACACCAAGCACGTGGAAGTCTACGTGCGCGGCGACGACGATATCGGCCTTGAGATCGCCGGCCGTGAGGATTTCACGGTCAACGACTACGCCCACCGGCAGCTCGGAGAGGTCACCGGCATTCCCGCCGTCTACTACGATAAGATGCGCAAGGAAGCGCCGGACCTGCTGACCGCCAACATCAATCGGTGGTTTCATCAGGCGCCCGCTAATCGACTCATTCGAACGTTGGATGGGAAGGTGCGGGCGCTCCTCTCCGACCGCTTCAACACCGGCATCGAAAACGAGGACATGGCCCGGCAAATCCTGCCGGTACTGATGGAAAACGATCTTGAGGTCATGTCGGCGGAGATCACGGACCGCCGCATGTATCTCAAGATCGTGGATAAAAGCCTCGTTCGTGAGCTGGCCAAGATCGGTGGGGAATTCGGCGACGGAAAGCACAACATCCTTCGCGCGGTTTCTCCGGCGATCACGGTGTCCAACAGCGAAGTCGGCGCTGGCGCTGCTAGCGTTCTTGGCGGTGTCTACGACGGCTTTTGCTCAAACTTGGCAACATTCGGCGAACGAAGCGTCCGTAAGTATCACGTCGGTGCTCGTCATAGCCTTGGCGAAGATACTTACGCTTTGCTTTCGGATGAAACGAAAAGGAAAACCGACGTGGCGACGCTTGCCCAGATCGGCGACGTCGTCAAAGCGGCCTTCGACCGCGCGCGCTTCGACGCACTCGTGGATAAGATCGAAGGCACGCAGAAGGACAAGATCGACGGTGACCCGGTCAAGGTCATCCAGATCGCATCCAAGAAACTCGGAATGACGGAAGGCGAAGGCAAGGACATCCTCCGCCATCTGATCGAAGGCGGTTCCTTGACCCGCTTTGGGCTCTACAACGCGATCACCCGGACATCGCAGGATGTCGCGGACTACGATCGCGCCACCGAGCTGGAACGGGTCGGCGGCAAGATCATCGAACTTCCGGAGACGGAATGGTCGGTGATCAAGGAGGCCGCGTGATGTTTGCCAAACGCCATTATGAGGCGATTGCGCAAGTCATGCGGAAAGCGGAGCCGTCGATCGTCAATGACGCCAATCGCGACCATGTCCAATGGATGGAGATGGTCCGCGATTTGGCGGAGTTGTTCGAACGCGACAACCCGCGCTTTGACATAATCCGCTTTGTCAAAGCTTGCCGCAACGCAGCCTAGCGCATTGGGGCGGGAGCAATCCCGCCCTCTTGCGGTGCGCTGTTGCACCTTGAAAGGAGGCTACCATGAACCTGAAATACGCGAATATCCAGGCGCTTGCCGACTTGATCGCCAAGAGCGGCAAATTCGACCTGTGGTCGTTCGATATCTGCTTTGCCGGGTACATCAAGAAAATCACCGGCGCTCAAGATCCGTTCGGCGCGCGGGCAACGGCCCAGGAGTTCCTTGGCTTGGATGAGGCAACCGCCAGCATCCTGGTATACGGGACCGGAATCAAAGATAGCGGCTTTGATCCGCTCTCGGTAGAGCAGGCTGTGGGCGTGCTCAATCGATTGGCGGAAACCGGCAATGTGACCTGGGCGCTTGCTGATGCGAAGATTGTCGCTGGCGATATCTGGATTGCCAGCGAGCCTACCGCCTAACGACGTGTCTAACGCTATCCAACTAGGGAATATCGGCTTAGCTTCGCGGCATGGCGCCTGCGGGCGCCATAGCGCGGCGCTTGTGCCGCTTGGAAGGAGTTGATCATGAGCTACAAGGTTGAAGTGCAAGCTGATTCGACGGGAACGTGGTGCGGAAATGGCCTGCGGTTTGCCACCGAGGAGGAGGCGACGCTCTACGCCAAGAACCTTGCGTGGCGCTGGACCGCGGTGCGGGAATGGCGCGTCGTTGAGTCAGCCGATCCGGTGAATGAGCCGGCAGTGCCGGCCACCAGCCGGACGTTCGAACCGGTCACATGACCGGGCCGGAGTTCAAGGCAGCGGTGAGAGCCCTCGGGCTCTCCCCGTACGCCGCCGCGCCCATGCTCGGGATCTCCCCGCGCATGGCGCAGTACATAGCCGACGGCCGGCGCAAGTGCCCCGTGGGCGCCGCGCGGCTGCTGGCCTGGGAACTGTGGGCATGGTGCCCGACGACCGCTCCGCCCCAGTGGGCTCCGGAGCGAAAACGCCGAGGCGTCATTAAGGCGAAAATTTTGGGGAACCGAAATTCCGATGCAGCCGGAAACAACGGTGACCGCTGACCAGATTAGCCAGCGGTCACCACCCCCTGTCACCAATTCTCTTCGTTGGTGGCGTCGAAGCAGTCCTCACAGACCGAGCCCTCATCCACTTTTTCTTCAAAGTGGGGCCAATCCCACACCACGCGCCCACACTGATCGCAGATAGGAAAGGTGACCGAGGTCGGACGCAGCAGCGTCCCGCCGATCCACAATGGGTCGAACTTCAGATAGCCGCGCCAGCGGGCAACTTTGGCGTCGTCGCTCGGATAGGACGGATCGGGGAAAATCCGATCCCAGTCGATCGGCGGGTCAATCTTCATAGGTACCTCCGGTGCCAGAAATACGACTCGTCCTCCCGCCAGGAGGGCTGGCCGGCATAGATCAGCGTTCTGATCGACAGCTCCTTCGCCTGCTCAACGGTCATCCGTACCCACTTGACCTCCCGGCCATTCGGCCCAGGTGCGGACACCTGCCGCGGGATCAGCCCATCATTCTCCGGCAGGGGCGGCAGGCGACGTCGGCGTATGGCCATTGATGCGATCCTCTAAAACCTTTGCGCCTCTTTGGGTTAGCTCAATCACTTCACCCACATAGCCATAGTGGTCGGTCTGCGCAGCCTTGAGCACGTCCGTTCGCCGCGCCAGCTCAAACTTGTGTTCCTTAAGCTTATCAATGAGTTCATCGATGATCTTCTGATAGAACTCAAGCGCATGGTCATGGAACTTGAGGCTGTTGGCCAACTGCTCTTTGGCAATCTCCGCAAGGGTTAACTGGGGGATTTTCAAGGTTTCACGTGAAACGTCGTCCTCGTCAGTCGGTTGGAATTCGATCATGTCTGTATGACCTTGATCTCGGGTTGCGTGGGATTGTCCTCTAGGACCAGCGGGATGCCGCGGATCGCAAGAATGACCGCGCCGTTGTTATGTCCCAGAAAATCGGCGATTTCGGCCATTTCCCGCGGAGATACTGCATAACGAACCCGTTTCCAGGAGCGGTCACGTGTCACCAGGTGAGAGAGCTTCACCAGTTCGCTCAGGATGTCGGGCGCTCTGCTTGTATCGCTCATGCTCCAATTCTCTCCATGTGAGAACGCGGCGTCTCAGCTCCCTCTTGAGGTAGCCCGGCATCAGGACGCCGCGGGCCGCCATTTCGTCTTCGATCTCCGCCAGTGTCTGCCTCGGGGTCGACCGCGCGGCCTCATCCTGCGCCCGCTGCGCCTCGGCGCGGGCATGTTCCAGACCCCAGGGACGCGGCACCTGGGCGTCGCAGAACTTGCGGACATCGTATGGGGTCGGCATCTTGTCCTGCCGGGAAGGGAGACCGTCGAAGGGGTCGATCAGCCGCTCAAGAATCTCAGAAGGGTAATGGCTCATCACGGTCATAATTGCCGTGAGAAACACTTCCGGATCGACCCCCGGACTCAGCTTGAACTGGCGCAGCAACATCCGCGCCATTCGCGCCAGATCGTCGGGTGAAGTTTTCAAGCTTTTCGAAGGCCCGGTCCCACTGACTGAGGTAGTGCTCACGTGGTTTGCCATTGCTGATCCCCTGCGCGAAAAGCGGACTGTTGAACCATGACCGGCAAGCCGCGTTCCAATCCGAGCGCCTCTGCCCGCGGGCCAACATGTAGTCGCGGAAGCGTTCGATCTCCAAGTTGGTCTGCTCTTTGGTTAGACCCTTTTCGTCGGCCAGCATCAGCACCGACATATCGGGACGCCACCCCTGGGGTATCTGGTCGCTCAGAGGGTCTACCGGTAGCTTCTCTTCCGCCTTGCGCTTGCGGTATGCTGCAACGCGCAATCGTGCCTTTTCGCGACTCTGATTCTCCTCCGCCTCTAAAACCGCGACTATCTGTTCGGGGGTTAGCCCCGCCGCCCGCAGTACAGCCACAGTAATCGCCATGGCCGCTCCCCGTTGTCAGGAAAAGCATGAAATCATAACCTCTGTCGGAGAGCGGACACAGTCAAGCGGAAGGTTGCTGCTTCCATTTCTTGAGAATTTCTATCGCTCTCTCTGCCGCCTCGGCCTCCCGGTTGCAGGTGGCGACGCGCCTCAGATGTGCCTCAAGATTTGCTGCGCCGTCGCGGATGTGTTCGCGCAGGTGCATGGCGATCTCCACCCGCACCACATCCTTGCTGAAGGCGTAATGCAGATAGGTCAAGATCACTGATTCAAGCGAAGACAGGGACACGGCCGGAGGCGACGTTGCCAGGAAATTCATGTAGGCATTTTCCGCCGCGGATTTTTCGGTCATTTGTCGCCTCTGATTTGTTGTAGATCGCGGGTCACCTTGCGCAGTGATCGTTTGTCCTTGCGCTGGGCATCGAACCAGCCGCGCTCCCAGGCGGCTTTGTAGGCCTCGTCGGCCCCTGATGGGCATTGGCTGACCGGCAGGCCGAGCCGGTAGGTGCGCGCGCCCGCCGTGAAGGCAACGAGGATTTGCCTGTTCCTACTGCTGTGCCGCACGGACGCGCTCCTGCGCTGCGTGAATGCGCGCCCGATAGGCCATGAAGGCCTCCACCTTGGCGCGGAGTGCCGGATCGCCGCGCAGCTCCTCCCGCAGCTTGGCGCGCTTGGCCATCAAGGCGGCGGCGCGCCGCGTCGTCGAATACGTGCTGTCCGGCATGTGCCGGGTCGTGCCGCTGGTGCTCAAGCCAAGCCGGTGGCAGCGGCCGATCACCTTGAAGCGGTTGCGCCCAGGCAGCATGTCGGCGATGTCGCGCGCGCTCATGTGGTCGCAGCATCGACGTAGGATGGCGTCCTCCTCGGCGGTCCAGTTGCCCTCGGCGACATTCGGCATCGGCTTGAGCTTCACCCCCATGCGCCGCGCCATCGACCGCACATCGCGGTTCGGCAGCAGCTTCTGCATTTCCTCACAGGTGCAGTTCGGCCCATTGAGGAACATAATGCGTCTTTCTTCGTAGGTTATCAGCGGCTTGCGCGGCATTACTTCTTCTCCCGAAAGGCCGACGGCGAATTGTCCACCTGCGTGAAATACTTGCATGCCGGCGCATAGTGCGGGATCGGGATGCCGCGCCGCATCGGCGACATGAGACTTTGGAACTTGTTGCAGACCGCCTTCTTGATCATCCCCGATTCCAGGTAGCCGGCGTGCAGCCAGTGCAGGCATTCGCGGCAGCTCTTGCCAGCCGGACCTTCGCCGCCCCAGGAGGCCATGCCCGGCAGGGTGGAGCCGCGACGCCTGTCGTCATTCGTCAGCGGCAGCGGCGATGCGAGCGTCGCGCTTCCGCGCTTTCGTCTTTTCCCTGCGGACTTTGCCAAGGAGGTCCCCTTTCCTGATTTCCCTGATCATGCGCCGGATGTAGCCGAGATGCGCGGCCGTCTTCGGCGGCCCCCATCTCTCCCATCGCTGGTAAGTGGAAAGATGGATGTGAAGCCGCCCGGCCATTTGCTCCTGCTTCCAGCCAAGGCGTAGGCGCAACTCCTTGAGACGTGAGGCGATCAGCTCCCGCGCCTCGTCAAGTTTCCAGTCAGCCATATTTTTCGTACCTCATGATGCATCATGACTTGACATCGTCCGGTGGCAATGTCAAGTAGGCGACATGATGATATTCAAGCGCCTCATGTGCAGGCTGTACGGTCATCGCCCAGGAATGGAGGAGATCGGCCAGAACCACTATGTCAACCGCTGCAGCAGGTGCCGAAAGATATTCTTCACCCGCTTCAGTAATATGCAACAGATGGGCAATATCTATGGCCAGAGAATCGAAGACTAACGACGGGGCGATCGGCAACAAGTCGATCCGGGCTTGCCTGATGTATGTCGGCAAGCCGAAGCCGAAGGTCACTCCGAGTCCTAATCAGGTGAAGCTAAGCCAGCAGCAGCAGCAGGCGGAAAATCCAAAGTGAGCAAAGAAGAAGAGGAAAGATATCACCTGCTTTTGGGAATATGCGGCGTCGGATTCGTGATTGGCATCACGGCTGGCGTAGGTGAGATGTACGGCACCGCCTACGGCTGTTTCACGTTCGCAGCGTTGATGATTTTGTCAATCTTGTTAGCCACCAGACAGCACAGAAAATGACCCTTACTCTAGAGCAACAAGCAGCCCGCAAGGGCAAGCTCACCGCCTCCCGCGTCGCCGTGCTGATGAACGGCGATGCCGCCGGCATCATGCGGCTGTACAAGGAGATGATCGGCGAATCAGAACCGGAGCCCGCCGACAGCATCGATGATTGGTGGTACAAGGAAATGGGCAGCGTCACCGAGCAGGCGCAGCTTGACTATTATGAGCGCAAGCAGGATCACAGCGTTGGGAAGCGCGGGCACATCATCACCCATGACAAGTTCGAATGGGCGGCCTGCACGCTGGACGGCTGGGACGACGTCTTCCAATGCCCCATAGAGTGCAAGATGGTGATGCGCTGGGACCCGATGGAAATCATCGTGGAAAAGTTCCAGCCGCAATTGCAGTGGCAGATGTTCGTCACCAACGCCGACAGCTGCGCGCTCTCCATGAGCCGCGGCGGTGCCCCGCCAGTGGTCGACTACATCGATCGCGCCGACGATTACATCGAAGAGATGATCAACCGGGCCAGCTACTTCATGGCTTGCGTCGGCATGCGCGAACCGCCGGTTGACATGCCGGCGATGGCCGCTCCAGTCGATCCCACCGCCATCGTCAACATGCAGGGGAATAATCGGTGGGCGGACGCGGCGCAGTCCTACATCGATCTGTACCAGGGCGCGCATGATTTCGATGCCGTCAAGGAACTGATCAAAAGCTTGGTCCCGGAGAATGCCAAGCAGGCATTCGGTCACGGCATCAAGGTGGTTCGCGATCGCCGCGGATCACTGCGCATAAGGAAAGAGGAGTCTTAAATGCCAATCAGGAGTATAGAAGGTTTGCCGATCCGTGACGCAGGCAAGAGCGTCAAGATCGCAGTAAGCAAACGCACCGCAACCCAACAGGACGGCCGACTGGACCCGGCAGGTTGCCCCTTTGCCAGGGCGTGCAAGGCAGCGCTTGGTGTGACCAAAGTGTTTGTGTACCGAAAGCGTGCCTACGTCAAAAGCGGCGATCACTATAAACGCTTTATTATCCCTGAGGCGCTGCACACGGAGATCGTATCTTACGATCGCGGTGGCGGGTTCCAGGCGGGTGAATTTACGCTCAAGAAGCCTACCGTATCGCAGCAGTTGGGCGCGCACAGAGAGCGCGACCCGAACCGTAAAACTGGCCCAAAAGCGCGTCGCGAAAGCTACCACATATTGGATGGTGTGCGCGAAAGCCCGACCGAAAGGAAATAGCATGACCGAATCGCTTCCCACCGCCGCCGCGCCAGGCGTCCCGGCCCCGCTGACGCCCATGCAGATGCTATCTAATGCTCTGCAGGCCGGCGCTTCTACGGAAGTCCTGGATAAGCTGTTGTCTCTCCAGGAGCGGTGGGAAGCGACCGAGGCCCGCAAAGCGTTCAACGTCGACATGGCGGCCGCCGCCGCTGAGTTACCGATCCTGGTCAAGGACGCGGAAGTGAAGTTTGAGACAAAGCAGGGCGGGAAGACCGGGTACACTCACGTCAGCCTGGCCGAAGCGGTGGGCAAGGTAGCCCCGATCCTCGGCAAGCATGGCCTGCATCATCGCTTCGAAGTCACCAACGACATCAACAAGCCGGTCACGGTCACCTGCGTTATCACCCACCGCCTCGGTCACGAAATCAGGAATACGCTGACCGGCCCGCCGGATACTTCAGGGTCCAAGAACTCCCTGCAGGCGATCGGCTCCACCGTCCACTATCTGTCGCGATATACGTTCATGGCGGCGCTCGGGCTGGCCGCCGACAAGGATGACGATGGGCGGAGTTTCAGCGCGCCGCAGGCAAAGCCGGATGTAATGCAAAGAACCGCTGACGCTGTGCCCACCATAGATGTGGTTGTCGTCAACGAGGGCGCCGGTTATACGGCGCCGCCGGCTGGAAATGCGGATGTGGCCGCATCCACTGGCCGGGGAAACAAGCGGTCAATGACCATAACTGAGATCGCGGCGTTTGAGAAAGCCGCCCTCAATGCCGCGCGCCAGGGCACCGCCGTGATGCGCGATTTCTGGAAGAACGCCTCAAGCATGCAGGAGAGAGCCATCCTTGAGGGCATGCTGACCGACATCAAGCGCCTGCGACTTGAGGCAGACGCGCGATTGATCAATGAGGAAGGGAAATCCAATGGCGGATGAACTGCCGGAGTACAACGCTCTGGGCGGCAAGCACTGCAGCACCTGCGCCAAGTTCCATGTGCCGAAAGAGCGCCCCAACAAGGCGCATGGCTATTGCGTGGCGCATCCGCCGCAGGTGCAGGCGCAGTTTGCTGCGGTGCAGGGGATGCCGAAGTCCCATGCCCTGATCGATCCTAAGAACCCACCACAGGCGCAGATGGCCTCCGTGCTGCTACGGGTGCAGGCATTCTGCCCCGAGGTCGCCTCAGAGGACGGCTGCTGGGAGCATGTCCGCCGATCGGATTAAGCCTCAAGGATGGATTTTGGAAATGGCAACGGTGAGACTTGTGGTGCCGCGGGCGTTGGAGTCGATGGCTTCATCACTTGTGAGAGATTTGCGGGGGATAGGATGCCCTGCGCGGATAGTTGTTGAATTAGAGTCGCCAGATCAGGAACCTGCGCTGGCGCCGGATCAACATAAGCCGCCTTCGCCGCGTTCGCCGCCGATATCTGAGCAGGCGTTGCAGATGGTTGAAAAAATATATGCCCGTCCGCGGCAACCCCGTCGATCGCCGGGCAAGCAGCGCGGATAGCGGCATCGAAGGCGGGTAGATTTGTTACAACCATGTTTGCACCAATAGGTAATCTTGGCTTTGAGAATTGAATGTGTTTGCGTTCGCGCCGTCACCTGCTTCGTTCCTGCTGATAGTGCATAGGCCTGTTATTGAGAACTTGTACGGCACATGCTGTCTGTAACTATAGCCGACGCCCCCTGCTCCGGCATTGGTGGCGGACTGAAAGGCGACAAACGCTGTCGTAGAGTTTACTCCTATGCCTGGAACGCCTGCAGCTCCGGTAACCCCCGCTGTGGCCACGGCGCTATAGGCGTCAACAAAGCTTGACCTCTCCGAGTCGCTCTGAAGTATCTGTATTTGATTTCCGGCGGAAGCCCTGGCCTGCCTGCATGTCGCGCTTGTATATGTGTAACTAGCACCGCTATCCGTTACAATGGACGTAACCATGACCTTGTTGTAGTAGTTGCAGACAAGGAATGATCCGGCCGTTCCGCCGCTAGCGGAAGCGCCGAACACATACTGAGATGCCCCTTGCGCCGAGCAATTGAAGCTGCCGAGGAAAGTGCCCTGGTTGATTGGAAGAGTGAACGATGTATTAGGCCCGGTCTGGGCGGTGGCAGCTCCTGAATTAGTCAGAAAGCCGGCGAACACAGAAAGCGTCGTTGCCCGCGTGGTGGTGTTCGTCCATTGGATGGCACAAAGATTCGGCGTTCCGGCATTGGAATACATGAACAGATCGAAGTTCGCCCCGCTCGGGAAATTTGCCGCCCCTCCCATGCTCAGGGATTGCCCAGCAACATTGCTGAGCGGGAAGGCGAATTGAACCATCTGCACCGTGCTGCCGTTGTAGAGCGGCACCCACGGATGCTGATAGGGAGGATAGAAGATCGTCTGCACGGCGGTCTGGTTTGAGGTCATGACCGGGACGCCATTCTGCAGCGACATGCGGCCGCCTGGCGTGAACCATGAGGTCGTTCCGGAGACAGGAACCGAAGGACTTTCCAGGTAGAACCCACCGCTGCCGCTGTTCAATGCCTGGTGAAAAGTGGCGATGTACTGTTCGCCCGCGACCAAGTCCGCGGTCGACGCCTGCGTTGTGCCATCGGCATGATAGACCGGCAAAAGGCCCAGGCCGTTGTACTGAAGAGTGACCGGTGCGGTGGAGTTGCCGGCTGCAACGAAGCGATAACCGCCAAGCTCGGTGTAAGCCAGCAGGGCCGGGAAGCTCGTCAACGGCGTCAGCGATATGGCGTTGGTACCCGTCGCCGTGCAGGGCAGCGACATGCCGGTGGCAACATTGGTGAACTGCGTATCCAGAGCCGACATCGGCTCCGGGGAGACAGCGTTGCCGAAGGTGAGCCAGGACATGGCCTAAAAAACCAAGGTGGCATTAAATGAAAAGCTATCGTTGGCGTCTACATTGGCTGCATCTACGATACTAACGGCACTTAATGTCGGAATTGTAAATTCGACTGGTAATTGCATTGTTTGCATCAATGGGACTGTGTTGGATACTGGAGTTATCCCAGAGCCAGCAACTAATCGTACGACTTGACCAGCGGTAATTGCTGCGGTGGCGGCACATTGCCATATGATCAATGCGCTTGAATCGCTTACCTGGAAAAATATTTGGCGGTTGCCAACGGTTGCCGTCGCTGTAAAATTAATTGCAATAGCATTGAGGACACAGGTCGATGTGTTGCTGAAAGCAACAAACCTTCCTGCGGCAGAGCCTAAAGTTAATGAGCCGAATCTAAGAGTGGATTGCGGCAGCGTTCCTGTTCTGTTGGACATATCCCCCGGCCCCTATCTGCGGCCCCGACGTTTGCGCCCGCGGCCGGCTTTTCTCATGGCGGCGGCGATGGCCTGATTTCTTGGATGTCCGGCGCGCACCATCTCCGAGATGTTGCTGCTGATGGTCGACCGTGACTTGCCTGCCTTCAGGGGCATCAACGCCTCCCGCGATCTGGAAAGGTCAGAGCGCGGACGACTCGGTCATCCAGCGCACCCCCTTTCTGCTGAGGGTGGAACCACATAGGCTCAAAGTCCGGCACATTCAACGGCTGGATCTGCACCTGCGCGTTGTCCTTGTGGGTGCGATCGACTTGCTGGGCGGTGGTGACGATAGGCGCCGCCACGGCCTCGGGAGCGTTGATGTACTTCGCCACCTGCCCGCAGATCAGGCCGATGGCGATCCAGCCGAAGAAGGTCGCCCAGAAGGAGGGCCAGCGCAGGCGCATCAGTATCGGCGCCCCTTACGCTTGCCGCGCTTCTTGCGCATCGCTTTCGAATGGAAGGTGTTCCTCATTTTCCCACTCCTGTACGAGTTCGTCGGGACCGATCTGCAAATCTACGTGCAGAATCGGCGGGTGCTTTGCGTGAAACGTCCGTAGTGGTTCCGGATCGGACGCATCCGCAACGTGGTAGTCAATCACCCGCACATTGCCAGTGCGGCGATTGACGATATGCAGCTCCTTTACGGCCATTCAAAAATCACAACCGGGGTGGTGGTGGAGAACCCGGACCACGCCTGCCCGAGCGACGGCGCGCTCAGCGGCGGGGAGAAGCAGTTGACCACGTTGGAGGCGACCGGCGGAACGCTGAAGCCAACGTTGGCCGCCGGGGACACGGTGCCGGTGGTGTTATTGGCGAATCCGGTGGCCACCGCAGTGGCGGTAGGCAGGATCCACAGCGCATTGGTGGAGCCCGGATTGCATATTTGCAACGCGTGCCGCGATGGGTTGGCGCCGATGATCTGCTGCGCCGCGGTCACCGCGCTGTAGACGATGTAGTTGGGGCCAAGCACCAACGGCTGCGCTTTGGCCGGCGGGATGTTTTCCCTGACCAGGAAGCTGCCGACCGCCACAAAGGCGATGAACGTGGCACCGAGAGTTACGTCCCTGAAGAACTTGAGCATTTTCACCCCTCCTCGGCGCCCGCGCGCCGCCATTCGACAAGCATCATCGGCGCCAAGATTAGCACGGAAAAGACGCTGGCACCCAAGATATGCCACAGGTCGGCCGTCCACATGATGACGTAGCCCCAGATCATGCAGGCCGTGATCAGGGCCACCATGTAGCGGACGCGGTGGCTCAGGATATCCAGGGCCAGTTCTATCGCCGCCGGGTAGGAGGCTTTGAGAGCAGCCGTGGACGGCGGGGGTGGAGGTCCTGAAGCCAGAGGAAGGGTAATTGCGGGCAACGCTTGCGGGATGGGGCGGACAAGCGCTTCGGGCGCCGGGTTATGTGACGCCGGTGGGGCTGGATTACCAGATGGAGCGTCAGCCTCTGGCCTAACGAAGGACGCCTTACCCGACGGGAAATGGACGACGGGATCGCCATCATAAAGCTCCTCTTCGCTGACGCCGGCCGGTAGCTCACCCTTTTTCGAAGAAGGCTCCATCAGCGCGCTCTCCATCCGTGATCTTGTGGCGTATTCCCAATAGCTTGGCGCAGACTTCTAAGGCTTTCAACCGCTGAGAAACATCGATGTTCTTGTCCGCCAGCACCCGCCGAATCTCCTTTTCGGCCAGCGGCAGCAGGCTATCGCGGCGGAGCCCGTTCATCGAACCGGTATCCCTGACGGGTTCTCTAGCACATCCCGCACGGCGGGGCTCTCCCCGACTGTCGTGGCGCCGCGGATGGCGCCCATTTCTGGCCGGGAGGGGTGGAAGCCGGTGCGGCGCGATCCGTGCCCGAGGTCGCGCCGAAGCTTGCGGTTCTGGCCGGCGCGGTACTTGTTCGATGGGGCCTCTTCCTGGATGGTGGTAATCAACTGCTCAATTTCCTTTTCCGTCAGCACTTCACCGAGCTTGCGCGCCATGTGCGTGCCGACAAACAAGCCGGCCGCCAGAGGCGCGTTGATGAACAACGCCGCGATGGTCGACGCCGGTGAATTGATCCAAGTCGTTCGGCCGGCTGCACGCGCCAAGTTGCCAAGAACCGACCCTTTGACAACGCGCTCCGCCTGCCGCTTCCAGGCGTCTGACTTGCCGCGCGACAGCTTTTTGCTGTCAAGGATTTTGCGGATTTCCTGCCGCATCGTATTTTCGATGTTGAAGCCCGAGCCGCTGACCTCAGCGCGACGCTGACCGATCCGCATCACGTCTTCGATTTCCTCAATTTGCTTGTGCGCGGCCCAGTCGCGGATAGCCTGGTGCGCGGTGTCTGTGGTCCCTTCAGGAGCATGGTTCTCCAGCCATTCGCGTAACGTCGATCTGGCGATCTGCGCCGCATTGGCGTCGGCAGCGTCAACGTCAGGACGGATGTGGCCAAGCTGTGCGTGGATATCCATGACATCGCTGACCTTGCGCGACAATGCCGCATTGGCGAACGGATGCGATAGCGACTGCTCCAGGCGTTGACGTTCGGCCCGCAATTGCGCTGTCATTGTCCGTACCTGCGCATTGCGTTGGCTCTGGGTCTTCAAGAAATTCAATGTCGAATCAACCTGCGCGATCTGCGCATTGATGCCGTTGACCCGGTCGGTTTCATTCAGGCCGCGTCCGCTGCGGAAAGCCTTATGCAGCAGGCGGAAAGTCCGCGGCGCCGTCGTTGGCGTGAAATGCTCCCCCGCCAGCTCGGCGTGGATCGACTGATTGAGGTCGACCATGCCCTGCGCGGGGATGCTGATGCCGCTATTTTGCAGATCGGCGTAGCCCTGCTGTGATTTCTCCTTCAGGACATCCGCGCCCTTGAGCTTGGCTTCGCCCTCCCGAATCAGCGCGCTTTTCTCCTTGGCGCCCGCGCCATAGCCGCCCGCGGCGCCGCCAATCACCCGCGCCGTCGGCTCAGCCCATTTGCTTTTCGGGGCGATGAAATGCGCGACTTCGCCGGCCGCCTCGGAGAGGCCGCCAGAAACAGCGGCGCCGCCGAGCTTGGTCAGCGCGGAACCGGGGCCCAGGAGGCTGGATGGATTGGCCATCGTCTCTACGGCGGTCAACCCCATGTTTCTCAGGGTGCCCTGGTCTTCGCCCCGCTCCACGCCAAGCCCCTTCGCCAGGCGCTCGGAGGTAGATGGGGAGAAAATCTCTTCGCCCTTTGGCTTCCCGCGCTCAATATAAGAGGTCAGTTCCCGCGCCGTCTTTCCGCTCAAGGTGTCCCACACGTCTCCGGCCAAATCCAGCACTCCGCGCGCAGCCGCCTTCGGCACTTCGCGGTTCTGCTCCATTCGCTTCTGCATGGTGTACTGGCCGATGACATCGCGGATTTTTTCCGGCGGCGTGTTATCCGGGAATTCGTGGGTCGATCCGTCAAATGCCTCAGCGGTGATCGGCATCACTGCACCAGGTTCATGTTCTCATCGTACTTGAAGTGCGGCTTTGGGGCTTCAGAAGGCGACGTCGGCTGATCCCCAACCGGAGGCATCTCCGGTGGATTGCCGATTTCCTTGAGAGCAGCATTAGGAGAGGCGCGCGCAACGTCAATATCATATTTTACTGCCCGCAGCGCGGCGTTGAACGCGGCTGTAGGCTGATTCGGGTTGAGTGTTTCCCGCGCGTGCTCACGCTGTTCGACCGTCCCTTGACCGCCACGGGCAAGAACCTGCCCATAAACGCTGATCAGCGCATTGAGCTGCGCCACAAACTCGGCAAATTGCGGATCGCCGCTTTGCACCCGCCATTTGTTCTGTGCTTCGTTCCACACGGCAATTCCCCGCCGCGGGGAAGCGTCGGACAATTGCTGCACTCTGGGCAGAATTCTATTAGCTTCCGTTGCTTGGATGGCTACAGCGCCGCTGCGCTGACCGATTGCTGCCCCTTCGCGCATCGTTGCCTGTACCTCAACTACCATTTTCTCCTGTTCATCTTCCGACGGGAGCTGCCCTCCATGCTGTTGTGCATATGAACTGATTTTTGCATTGAAAAGTCGATTGCCAAGGCTCTGCCTGCCGCCAAGCTGGTCGGTGTACTTAATATAGGCCCGCGTCCTGTCTGTTTGATTGGCAAGAGCGCCTTGTTTCAGCTCATAGTTTTCCTGCGCCTGTTCGCTTCGCGACAGTAGCGCCGCAAACTGCATGTAACGTCCCGATTCGGCGGTATTAAAGGCCATCTCATCCTGATACTGCTGCGCCACAACTTTGATCATGTTCATTTTCATGTCCATGGACCATTCTTTTTTCTTCATGATCGCGTTGTAGGCATCAAGCTTGGCCTGGTTGTCGTCCTTGACGCGGGCGCTGGCTTCTTTCCACTCCTCCACCTTGGCGTCGAAGTCCTGCCGCTTGCCCTCTGTAAAGCCCTTTACGGCACCCGCGAAGGCATTAAGAGCCACGGTGGCATTGCCGCGCGCAAAGGCGCCGCCAAGCGCCGCAAGCACGGTTGCTGCCTGCATGTACTCCATCATGCCCTGGCTCAGATTGGATTGCGGCGAAGGCGGCTGTTTCTCCAGCGTAGGAACCGGCGTGTTCTCAATGTCTGATGCGTCCTTCTCTATGCCGGCCAGTTTGCCCGTGACGAACTCACGCTGCTCCCTCAGAAGCCTTTCTCCGCGCTCGTTCGATTTGTCCATCTCTTTTTTGAGATAGTCCAGGTCGCCGAATGCCGTCTGCGGATTGGTCTGCGGCGCTTTCTGCAGCGACGGCGGGGGCGCGCCGATACGGGCAAAAATATCATTGTGAGGATCATTAGCATTAGGGTTAAAATCATACCCCGCAGTCCGCTCATCGAACGTCTGCTCCGATCCCGCCTGATCCTGGTCTGCGCTCATGTCGTTACCGTCGCCGTCGCTGGTGTCTTCGCGAACTTTCCGGCATTCAGACCTGCTATCAGGCCAAAGGCCTGCAGGGCAGAGCCAACCGCATTCTGGAAGTTCTGATCCTGCTGCACCTGAAGCTGCGCCGCCTGCATGAGCGTAGCGTCGAACTGCGCAGTCACATTGGCCGATGTGCTGACGCCCGCGTTAGCGGCGGATGCCGACTGGAAAGCAGTCGAAATCAGCTGATTGATCATCTGCACCTGTTGGCCAAGAGCCTGCTGATCGATCTGGTTCTTTCCCTGCACCCACTCCGAGGTCTGCCTGTAATCCACGCCCGGCTGCTGATTGGCGATCTGCTGAATGAGCTGGTTATACTGATCCTGCTTCCAGGTCTGCAGCGCCGCGGCCTGCTGCGGCGAAATCTGGAAATTATTGGCCAGGTTGAGGTCGTTGGCGGCGGTCTGATTGAACAGCGGCACGTTCTGCGAAGCCAAGCCCTGCAGCGGGCCGAGCTGATTCTGGGCATTCGTCACCGCCTGCTGCGCCTGCGGCGGGATCGGCGCCGGACCTTTGAGTAGGTTATAGCCCAAGAACGCCGCCGGCACCCCAAGCTGCACCAGCGGGTTCGACAGCGTGCTGGTGATATTGCCAAGTGCTCCGCTGGAGGCCGGGGAGGCGCCGTTAGCCAGGGTGGACGCCACATTCGGGGAGACGCCCGCCGCGGTGTTCGCCACGTTCGCGGCCGCGCTGTTCCCCGAGGCAAGCGCCGCGGTGCTGCCGGTATCAAATGGCGCCGTCGCCTCCCCGCCCGCCCCTGTGCCGGTCAGATCACCGAGCTGCGCCGCGATGTTGGCATCGCCCGCGGCGATGGCCTGCGTGGGTGAAGACACCGGAACGCTGGATAGCGCGCCGGCCCCTCCAGAAACCCCAGAGGTAGTCCCTGGTGCGGCACCGATCGCCCCTTCTCCAGCGCTAACCCCCGCTGTGTCCGCCGCTGTAGGCGCAAATTCCAGGGCGTTCTGTGCCCCTACAACGTCGGTCCCCAGTCCGCCGAGCGCGCCCGATTCGATGGCAGCGGGCAGGAAGGCGGAGAGGTCTTCGCCGGCCCCGGTTACCGCGCCGGTCCCGGCTGCACCCAGAAGATCAGCGGCGGTGCCGCCAGCCGCGATATCTGTCGCCGCAGGAAGCGCGACGCCGAGCCCAAGATCAGCCGCGCCACCTGCCGCAGCGCCCAGGCCAACATCGGCCGCGGCCGCCGCGCCGAGGTCAACGGCTCCTTCTGCGGCCGCCGGGAAAAACAGGCTTCCAAGGAGGTCGCCGATGCCAATGCCGGCGCTAATGCCCATTTAAACCCCCCGTTTAAATAATCCCCTGGTTCGGATTGATGTTGCCGGCCGGCGGGCCAGTGTCTACCGCGTTGTTGATCGCGGCGAACAGGCCCTCTTGTGGGTTGAAGTTGCCGGCGGTGACGGGCGGTTCACCGTCGGGAAAACCGGCCCCGTCTGCCGCCAGCAATGGGATGATAGGCACCCCGCCGGGCATGCTGGTCGACCCGCCCGGCAAGCCCTGATTGCCGAACAGGCCGCCCTCAAAGTTGAAGTTTCCGGGCGCACCCCCGTCAAACCCCTCAAGCTGAAAGGTTGGCTCGGGTGTGATTATAGGCGCTGACGATACGCCATCCGCTGGCGGCGGGATCGGCGCCACAAGAGACTGGGCAAGCGAAGATGGGCCGGCTGACCCGCCCGCGGTCGGGAAGGTGGAGCTATCCGCCCCGCCTGAAAGCGCATCCGCGACGTTCTGGGTTGTCGAAATCCCCGGTCCGGCGCTTGGCGCGGTCCCCGGCTGCGTTGCTGGCGCGGTCGTATCCGGAGGTGCTGCGGTAGTATCAGACGGCTGTGCGCCAGGCTGCGCCGAGGGGCCCGCCGGCGCATTTTGCGTGAAGCTTTGCGTCTGCACCGCCGTTGGCTCAATGCCGGCAAAGGTGCCCGGTGCAGTTTGTGCGGTCGCCGGCGTCGCGGAGGATGGCGCCGTGCCGACCTGGGCGCCAGGAACACCCGTGGTCGGCTGCGCCGAGCCGATGCCGCCCGCAACGATCGGCACGTTGCCGCCAGGCGCGAACTGACCGACATTCATCGCGGCCTGTTCGGCAGTTGTATTGAACGGGCTTGTGGAAACAGCGTTGCTTATGCTGGCTGGCCCGGCCGGGGCAGTGTTTGGCGCCGTATCCAAGGCATTTTGCACGCCAGGGCTGACGATATTCAGCCCGGATTGGTCAACCCCGACCGCGGATGGGACGACATTGCCGGTCGCCGGGTCCACGGTTCCGGTCCACGCCGGTAGGCCGGCGCTGCTTTGAAACTGGCTGGCCGGCGGCGCGCCTGCGCCAAGCGGCATGATAGTTTCACCGGGCGCGAAGACGTTCGCGGCATTGGCCGGCGTTGTAATTCCCGGAAAGGCCCCGCCGAAGACGCCGCCGGGCGGTGGGCCGCCCATCGGCAGGCCGCTCAAGGGATCGTTGAAGGTATCCCCGCCAAGCGCAGTAGCGACCGGCGTCTGCCCGGAAATCTCTTCGCCAGGTGATGTGACACCGCCGCCCTCCGCGCCCCTGGCCGCGCCTGAGGTAATGCCCGGCGCGCCGACGGCCGTGTCCGTGCCGGTCGCCGCACTGACATCGGTGCCCGCGCCCGGTGCGCCTGGGCCGTCGTCCGCCGCTACGCCCCGGTCGGTCGATCCTGTGCCGGCGGCCGCTGTCTTTTCCGCATCAGCACCGGTGCCGGTGTCCCCGCCAGCGCCTGCGCCGTCATCCGCGCTTTTCCCACCAGAGGGCCCGTCGTCCGCGGCTTTGCCGGCAGAAGGTCCATCATCCGCGGCTTTGCCGGCCCCCGCATCATCGTCCGCGGCTTTGCCAGCTCCACCGCCATCGTCATCCG